ACTAGGGCGGTGGGCGCGACATGAGTTGGGGAGCAAGGTGCAAGCCGTGATGGTGAAGTAGCGCCCGCGGTGGGGTGGGCGCGACATGAGTTGGGGAGCAAGGTGCAAGAACGGCAAGAGCACGCTACTGGGCACGCTGGTGGGCGCGACATGAGTTGGGGAGCAAGGTGCAAGTGGGCTTGTGGTTTGCCGCAAGCCACAGGGGTGGGCGCGACATGAGTTGGGGAGCAAGGTGCAAGTGCTGGCCACGAACCACCGGCCGCGGGTGCGGTGGGCGCGACATGAGTTGGGGAGCAAGGTGCAAGCGGGCCGTGGCCGAACCGCCGCGGCGTTCGGGTGGGCGCGACATGAGTTGGGGAGCAAGGTGCAAGTGCGGACGTGAAGCTCGCGGTCCGCGGACAGGTGGGCGCGACATGAGTTGGGGAGCAAGGTGCAACTGGAACTACCATGTCTGATTTGCCACGAGCCCGTCGCCTTATCGCGGCGGCGGTTCCTGGCATTGGTTCGCGCCGGCCGGCGGCCGGTCTGCCGCCGCAACGGCTGTCACCGCTACGCCCGCGAGCGGCGGGGTGCGGCGGAAGACGCGGGGACCGCTCGCGGGTCGGTAGTGCAAGCGCCGACGCACGTTGCGCGCGTGGTGCTGGTGGGCGAGCAGCGTCCGGACAACTGGCCCCACGGATCGCTCGCAAAGGCCCGCGTTCGGCGAATCGTGGCAGGGGGTTGCGGAGACGGGGTCGCAGGGGATGGGTGAACGGGAACGAGGTGCAAGGAGATGACCACGGATGCTGAAGGCAGACCCCGGCCCGAGTCGCAGGGGATGGGTGAACGGGAACGAGGTGCAAGCGTAGCGGCAATGGGTGCGTGACGCTCAACGGCCACGTCGCAGGGGATGGGTGAACGGGAACGAGGTGCAAGAACCGCCAGACGTATGGGCGGATGGAACTGTCGCGGCGCAACGGGTGAATGACTGGGAACGAGGTGCAAGGATAGGGCGTGCTACGACGCGAATCCGCCGGAGGGCGATCGACGTGAACAAGGCGATGGCCCATCAGGGGCGCCGTCGCTGTTTGACGGGAAGGACGATTGATGTGGCTCCACTTGCCGCCGTCTCTTTGTGCAGCGGAACCGGGGGCGTCGACCTCGGAATTGAGTTGGCCTGCGGCCAGGCGATTCGCCCGGTTTTGTACGTGGAAAGGGAAGCCTACGCGACGGCGGTTCTGGCGCGCCGCATGGAAGAAGGAGCCCTGGCTGCGGCGCCTGTCTGGTCCGACGTCAAGACGCTCTGCTCGCCAGCAGTCCGCGATTACCTGCGCGTCGCATGTGGCGGAGTCGTGGACCTCGTGTACGGCGGCTACCCTTGCCAGCCGTTCAGCTTCGCCGGCAAGCGCGCTGGCGGCGACGATCCACGCCACCTATGGCCCTGGATTGCTCGCGCGGTTGCGGAGTGGCGGCCGGCACTTTGCTTTTTCGAGAACGTGTCGGGACACCTTTCTCTGGGGTTCCGAGAGGTCGTCGAGGAGCTGGAGTCGCTGGGTTACGAAGTTGCGGCGGGCCTGTTTACGGCGGCGGAAATGGGCGCTCCGCACCGCCGCGAGCGGCTGTTCATCCTGGCCAGGTCCGTACGGCTTCCAGGCGGGGAACGGGCCGGACGGGAACGAGTTCTCAAAGGAAGCACGCCAGTGGTGCAGCCCGGGGGCGATGGGCGGCGGGAGCACGAGCCGGGGTCACGACCGGATCGGCGAACCGTTGCTGAGCGGGCAGGCGTCCCAGTGGCAGACTTCGGCGGCGGCGCAATTCCGCCATCGACGGCAGGTCGGACAGGAGACGCGGAGCGAGCCGCTTTTGCCGGCGCAGGCCCAGTGGGCGACGCGGAATGGCGGGGCGAGCCTGTCGCACCAGACACAGACGGGCCAGATGACGCACTCGCCCTCTATCCGCCAGGACCAGCAGACGCCGCCGGCTGGCGGGCCGTGCTCGGCCGACGCCCCGAAGTTAAACCCGCTGTTTGTGTCGTGGCTGATGGGCCTGCCGCCGGGCTGGAACACCGTAACCATGCCCTGCGGGCCGCCGGGAACGGGGTCGTCCCGCAGTGTGTGGCGGCTGCTTTCCTCAGTCTGTTTGCGGCGTTGGTTGAACCTGATAACGAGTGAGCAACACGCATGAGCAACACGCATGAGCAACACGCATGACCGACTTCAACGCAATCGAACTATCCCGCCTGACCCAGACCGCGTTCATCGACATTGTCGAGTCGCGGTCCAAGTATCTGCGCCAACTGGAGCAGATCGAGGCGTTGTGCCGCCGCCACGCCCATCCGGGCTGCAACAGCGGGGCGCATGAACTGGCGATCAAGGTGCTGCGGATTATCCGGGGCGAGAAAGAGAGCGACCATCATGGCGATTGAAGTGACGGAATGATGGCCCACGAAGGTGCAGTGCCTGCGCAGGGGCTTTGTTTCTGCGACCGCCCGCAGCGACAACTACCCTGGTAGCCTTGACTCTGCGGCCGAAATCCGCATACTAGGGGCAGCGGGCCGCACGACGCGGCGCCGCGGGGTAGCCGCCAGGGCCGGCGGCATGAGGGCGACGGATGCCTCGGCCTGCCCGTGTTGACCCACTCTGGGGCCTCGCGGTCCTGCTCCCACTGGTCACGGTGGTAGCGGCCGGGCTCTCTTTTTGGGCCGCCTCGCAGGCCCGCCAGGCGGCGTCCGCCGCCCTGTCCGCCGCGTCCCGGTGTGCCGACGCGGCCTACCGCCTGCCCCATGAATGCGGCTGCCGGCCCGTCTGCCAGTGCTGCCAGTGCAGCGACCGGAGGGCCGACTGATGCGATTCACGGCCCTCTGTCCGACGTGCCGTGGCCGCGGCCACGGCGACTTTCGCGGGGCCGGCGACATGGACCCCGGTCTCTGCCACACCTGTGAAGGCAGCGGGGCGGTCATCGCGGACGTGGTGGGACCGGCGGCCCAGTTGACGCCCGCGTTGCTGCCGGTGGCCCAACCGATCATTGCCACGGCGGAGACCTACTGATGTCTGCGATGGACCGGTGCACACTGGGACTGATCCTGTGGCTGGGTCTCACGGCGCAAACCCAAGCCCAACTGGCCTCTCCCGAGGCGGACCGCCTCTACCGGCAGTCGCTGCCGGCCACCGACGATCCGCGGTGGGAGAAAATCTTCCGCGACCCGGCCACGCTGTTTTACACGGACGCGGAAATGCCGCCGGCCTACCAGAAGTGGGACGGCGACCTGCGGGGCGTGCATTCGCCGGCCTACAACATCAGCGCCGACGCCAACGAGCAGGCCAAGGGGCCGGGCCGCGGCGGCAACGGCAACATCGAATTCCCCTGGCGAGCGCCGGGTGGCACGGATGCGGCCCGGAACGTCGCCACCGTCCGCTTCATGCGGCTGCCGGACCGCGAGGCCGGCGGCGTGTGGCCGGTGGTCTGGTGGCGGGAGCGGATGCGGGGGGCGAATATCGGCGAAGAGCCGGTCTATCGCTGGCTGTTCCCGCGCGGGACCGTGTTCGGCGAGGTGCTGACGCTGGCCGATTCCAGCGGCGTGCAGCATACGTTCGAGGTGCGGCTGAGAGTCCGCGAGGCGGACTACTGGGATGTGCAGATTCTGCGGCCGTTCCCGACGCGGGCTTCGCTCGCCGCACGCCTGCGGGAATTGCAGGTCGAAAATCACGAGGCGTGGATTGCCAGCCTGGAGCGGCAGCCCGTGGCCCGGCAGACGCTGCGGGACCGCCTGCATCCGATGAGCGCGTTCGCTGAGCGGGCCGGGTCGCAGGCCCTGCCGCCGATGAGCGAACGGTTGGCCGCGGAGCTGCTGGACAGCACGCCGTTTGTGAGCAGCGTCGGCGCGGAATGGGGCGAGCCGGACCAGGACGTGTTTGCGCCGACCACGGACCAGACGTTCCACCTCGTCCCGCACGGCTATCAGGCCACGTTTTTGGGCACGGACACCGAGAGTTGCCAGGAGTGCCACAAGCACACGCTGCGGCACGTGGATACCTTCGACGGCCGGCGGGATTGGTATGGCCGGGTCCGCGGCAGCGACGGCATCTTCACGTTCCACCCGTTCGCCCGCGAGAGCATCAGTCGCAACGGCTCGCCCTTGACCGTGCGGATGAATGCGCGGCTGGAAGCGGCGGGCATCATCGAGCGGTTCGCGGCGGCCCGGCATCCGGCCGACGTCTACCGCAGGAGAATCGTGCCACAATGAGAGTCGCTGCATTAGCCGCCATGTTCCTGTCGCTGGCAGGCACACTCCGGGCTCAGGACTGCGGCTCGTGAGGGACCGCGGCCCGTCGTCCGGCCGTGCGCCGGCAACTGCCTCAGCGACTCCCCGGCCCGGAGCCGTGGGCGCCGGCCCCGGGCGTGCTGAACTCGCAGCGTCTGACCGCTGTGCAGCGGTGGAATCCCGCCCCGCGGAGCGATTGCCTGCCGGGTCATGACGGTCCGGTGGATCTGCCCGAGCCCAGCGTGCCGCAACCGCCCCAGGCGAGCGACCGGGACGAGACCGACCCGCGGGCCACGCCGCGAATCGACGCCCTGGAAGCACGGTTGGCCTCGCTCTTGTCCGCGGTGGAGAAGCTGGCCGAAATGAAAAGCACCCCTGGCCCGGCGGGAGCCGTGGGGGATGTCGGTCCCCGCGGCCCCGCTGGGTTGCCAGGTCCGCCGGGCAAGGACGGCCGCGACGGCGAAATACCAGCGGCCTGGGAGACGCGGATTGCGGCTCTGGAGGGGCTGATTGCCCAGGGCATCGACTTCGAGTTGTACGATCCGCAGGGCCTCATGATCGACCGGGAGAAGATTCCCCTCGGCGGCACGTTGCGATTGCGGCTGTACCCGCAGACCCAAGCGAGTGAGTAGAATCAATGCCCGACCCGGTGAATGTTCCCGGCGACGGGGCGATTGATATTCCCGTTTCTGTTCCCGTGGAGGATAGCGGTATGGACCTGTCGCCGAGTTTCGGAACGCTTCTGCACAACCAGTTGGCGCAGAGCGGCGTGATCGCGCAGAACAACTTCATCACCGTCGGCAAGGCCCAGGACTACGATTACCTGGAAGGCAAGCGGATGGTGACGTTGGAGGAGGCCATCGGCGTGCGTGAGGTGTCGAGTACGCAAGTGCCGGCCGGCCCCACCCCGCGGACGACCTAGTATCGGGCGCGTCTCTCCGCCATCTCCGCATCGGGTGTTTGCGTGGAACCGCTCGACGAGTCGGACGCCATGAAACACCTGATGCGGCTGATGGTGGAAAGCCAGGAGCAGTTCTTGGCGGACAACGCCGGCCTCGACAAGGCGCTCCGCGCGGGCCAGGTCGAGGCGTGGATCGCAGAGCACAACCCCAAAAGTGCGGCCGATGGAAGCAGTGCCCCCGCAGATGCCGCAACCGGCGGACCCGCGGTATTGGAAAAGCCAGGCCAAGCGGCGGCGGCTGGGCCTGATGCTGGCGGACCGGGCCGCGGGCCTGTTGAACCTGCAACGGAACCAGGAAGCAACCCGCCGCCTGGTGCGTAAGATGCAAGACGGCACGTTGGGACAACCGGACGCGAACGGCGAGGCCACGGAGGCCGGAGACGTGGACGGGATTCGCGTCGGTGACGAGTACCACTGGCACAACCAGCCGCAGACCACGAACACGGAGAACCGGCCCACGCCGCCGGCCCGCGACACGCTGACGCGACTGCTGACGGCGGCCCTGGCCGGGGCGGGACTGGCCGGCGGTGCGGCGTACGTCGCGGACAAACTGAGCGGCGACAAGGAACCGCCGCCCGCGGCCGTGCAGCCGGCGGACGGCGACCTGCGATACGGCCTGGAAATCGTGAGACCCGAGGAATAGCCATGCTTCGCAAACTGATCCTGCTGGGGGCGCTCTTGCTGCCCAGCGTGGCCGTGGCCGGCGAGCAGCGGCCCACGACGTACGTGGTCAAGGGTCCGCTGGGGAACGTCCGCCAGGTGTGGACGGCGCCGGGGCCCGGCGGGACCGTCGTGTACCGCTGGAAGTACGGCTGGCATCGGTCGCTCGTGAGGCAATATCCGTGACGTTGGCCCTGCTGCTCCTGGCGTTCGCCGCTCCCGACGAGGCGGACATTGTACGGGGCCGCGTGATCGCGGTCATCGACGGCGACACGCTCGACCTCGAGGCCCCGGGGCGGACCGTGCGGGTGCGGCTCGCGGAGATCGACGCCCCCGAGAAGTCGCAGCCGTGGGGCAGGGAGGCCCACAAGCATCTGGAGCGGCTGGTGAAGGGCGAGTGGCTGCGGCTGGTGGTAACCCAGGCCAACGAGCGTTGGGGCCGGCTGGTGGGCCACGTGTACCTAGAAAAGAAAGAGGGCCGGCCCAAGGAAGTGTGGGTCAATCTGGAACTGGTCAAGCAAGGGTCGGCAGTCTGGGCGATTGACTGGTCAAACGATGTGCGGTTGGCGAGGGCCGAGCGGATGGCATGGATCGAAAGGAAAGGACTCTGGGCTGAAGACCGGCCAACAATGCCGTGGGAGTTCCGTCGCAAGAAAACGGCAGAGTGAAATGCCCACGCGCAGTTGTAGCTGCCGTGGGCGCGGTCAACCCTATCTTGGAGGGCCAACGGCGAGCGTTGACTGGACGGGGTTGGTGTAGGAAGTGCGAAACGCCGGAATGTCGCCGTACGGGAGAACGCTGCACGTGGAGGCCGGGGCATGGACGAATACCGGGTCAAGCCGCGGCATAACCGGTGGGTCATCACGGACGAGGAGGGCTACCCGGCCTTGGCCCGCGACCTGTTTGACGAGTTCCACGCCCGGCAGATCGCGGAGTTGCTGAACCGCGACCTGGCGCGGGAACTGAATCATGGTCAGGCCATCTTGGATCGAATGCGGCGGGCGGACCATAGCTGAGTGAGACGCATGAAACTCCTGCTCGTGGAAGATAGCCAGGTTTCGCAGGCCGCGTTCAGCGCGGCCCTGGAGGAGTTCTACCACTCGCAATACCCCACCGTGGAAATTGCCGGCACGCTGGCCGATGCACACGCGATGGTCCACGCCGCCGACGTGCTGGTGTTGGACCTGACCCTACCGGACGCCGACGCGGACGAGATGATGGCCTTTGCCCGCAAGTGGATTCACTTGAAGCCGGTCATCATCATCAGCGGCACGGAGGAGGACCGGTACATTATCGAGGCCGGCGCAATTGGGGCGGGCTTTCTCCGCAAGACGTGCGTCAGTTGCCAGCAAGCCGAAATGCTGCGGATCGAATTACTGCGGGCGCAAGGGGCGCTCCAAGCCAAACGGGAGAAACGCGAGCTGGTCCACGATTTCATCCGCGTGCTGGGGAGCCACACTTGAGTACAAGCGAATGGTTCACGCTCATTGGCTTTGGGATCGGCGTGGCGGGGGCTCTGCTGGGGTGGATTCTTTCGTTGCATGGTCGCCTATCGCGGGCGGAATCCAAGATCGAATCGATTGATTCGCTGCGCGGCGACGTGATGAAACTCCTGATGCACCTGGTAGACGAATGGCCCGGCAGGGACAAACCATGAAACTCCCGCTCTCCGATCCCCGTCACCCCGCGTGGTCGTTTGGCCGCACGCTGATCGTGCTGGCCATCTTCGGCGGGCTGGTGTTCGCCCAAGCGCAGAAGCCCGACTGGACCGAGGGCCGGCTGATGCTCCAGGCGGTGCTGGCCTTCCTGCTGGCGCAGGCCGGGCACGAGTACGCGAAAGCCAGGGTGAGCAAGCAGGAGACAGACCAGTGAAACACGGCATGGCCGCCGTTAGGGGGCACGGACGCCCCCGACCTGCCAAGCGCAGGCAACCCCTGTGCGACGGCGCGACACCTGCGCCGGGGACAACAAGTGGTGTGACGGCCCGGAGAGACGGGCTTGTGTGAGGTGACCATGATCCGCGTGCGGAAGAGAACACGCACCGAGGTGGCGGCGAACCACGAGGCCCTGCTGACGGCCAGTGTGGCGGAGCTGCGCCTGCCCCAGCGGATCGTGAACTACCTGGAGGAGGCGGGCTACCACACCGTGGGCCAGTGCCTGGCGGCCACGCCGGATCAACTGCTGGCGATCCCACTGTTTGGCCGCGGCCTGCTGAGGCAGCTCCAGGAGTGCATCCGCGAGGTGCTGCGGACCGGCCGGCTGCCCGAGGCCGGGGAGGACGAACCGAGCCGCGCGCCGGCCCCGACGCCGGAGGAAATCCGCGACCGCTGCCGAGCGATCCGAGCAGGGTGGCCGGTGAACGACCCCCGGCAACGCAAGGGCGTGGTGCCGCTCGTGCCGCGGCCGGTGCGGATCGCGTTTGACGAACCGCGGCAACAGGGAGGCCGGCTGCGATGAGCCGTCCGCTGAGATTGTTCGCGCCGCCAGGCGGCACTGGGGCGGCATGGCGCGGCGAATCGAGCGGCGGCTGCGGGTCGTGCTGGGCTGCGAGCGGGCGGCCGACCAGGTGGCGGAGTCGAGGTGCTGGGCTGCGAGCGGGCGGCCGACCAGGTGGCGGAGTCGAGGTGCTGGGCGGCCTGACCAAGGTGGAGGCCGGGGCGCTGCTGATCGCCGCGGCAATGGCCTCTGCACGCACGGTGGCGAGCCCCGCGGCGTGGCAGGAGATCCCGCACCGGGCGGCTGCGCTCGCCTGGGAGACGCTGTGCGCCTGCGAGCAGGCCCAGCGGGAGCGGGCAGGGACGTGAGCGGGACTGCCAAGTTGGCAGACTTTAGAAAACGGTTTGGGTCCTTCCGGCAGTCTGCGACGGCTGGGGGCTTCGGGAACAGCAGGAAATCACACACAGATAGCGTGACATGCTGATCCGCGACCGAATCCGAGAACTGCGCCGCGTACGCGCCTGCGACCTGCGACCCAACTCGAAGAACTGGCGGACGCACCCGCAGGCGCAGCAGGACGCCCTGCGTGGCGTGCTGGCCGAGATCGGCTACGCGGACGCCTTGATTGTCAGAGAGCTGCCAGACGGTACGCTCCAGTTGCTCGACGGTCATCTGCGGGCCGAGACGACGCCCGAGGCTGACGTGCCGGTTCTGGTGGTGGACCTGACCGAAGCCGAGGCGGACAAGGTGCTGGCCACGCTCGACCCGCTGGCGGCGATGGCCGAGGCGGACAAGGGAAAGCTCGACGCCCTGCTGCGCGATGTGCAGACGGGCAGCGAGGCGCTGGCGGGGATGCTCGCGGACCTGGCGAAGGACAGCGGGATACTTGCTGTGCCCGTCGAGGATGAAGCGACGGATCCGCCGGTGAATCCGATATCGCTGCCTGGCGATATGTGGCTACTCGGCGATCATCGTTTGTTCTGCGGAGACAGCACGAACCGCGAAACAGTCTTGAGGCTGCTGGATGGCCGCCGGCCTCAGTTGATGATCGTGGACCCGCCGTTCGACCTTGCGTATTCGCAGTGGGACATCCCGGATTCTTGCGACGTGCTTGTTGTCTGGGGCAGGGGAGATGAGCGGTTGAAATGGGAGGCGCAGAATCTATGCGGAAAGTACGGCGTGCATGAACTCGTTTACACGGGCGGTGTGCGTGGGCACGCACGGCCGAGCCTTCCGTGCTGCCTGCATGACGTGGTGCATGTCTGGCGGCGGAAGTGGTGGAAGCAAGAGCAAGAGCAAGAGGCAATAGACGGCAAGGTGATCCGCGAATGCGGCTGCGCGAAAACAGAGGACGACCGGCCATTTAGCGTGCAAGAACACTGCGGCGGAGTGCTGACTGGCGCCGGAGCAATGTCGTGGGGCAAGCCGGTTCTGGCGATGGCAATTGCGACGGCGTACGTGCCAGCCGGCTCGCTGATCTACGATCCTTGCGCCGGCAGCGGATCGAGTCTCGTAGCCGCACAGCGGCACGGCCGCCGCTGGATCGGCTGCGAGCTACAGCCGCAGTGGGCAGACCTGTGCGTAGCCAGGTGGGAGAAGGAGTCTGGCCTTCCGGCCACAGTGACCAGGGGCGGCAAGGTCTGGCAAGCACAGGACTTGCGAGATAAAATGACGGCCGCGACGGGTGCGGAAACACCCGTGCGGCCTGAACACGAGCAAGCTGAAAAGGAGCCTGCCCATGTCTGAGTCTACGATCATTGCCTGGACGGACCACACATTCAACCCCTGGATGGGCTGCGAGAAGGTGTCCGCCGGGTGCGCACACTGCTATGCGGAAACGCTGACGCGCAACCGCATGGGGCTGCACCTGTGGGGGCCTGGCGGCCGACGGCAGGTCACGAGCGACGGCAACTGGCGGAAACCGGTCGCGTGGAATCGCGACGCGGAGGAAGCGGGCGAGCCGGCCCGCGTGTTCTGCGCCTCACTGTGCGACGTGTTCGAGGATCATCCGACCGCGGAGGCCACCCGCCCGCGGCTCTGGAATCTGATCCGGCAGACTCCGTGGCTGCATTGGCAGTTGCTCTCGAAGCGACCGCAGCGGATCGCCGAATGCCTCCCGCGCGACTGGGCGGACGGCTGGCCGAATGTCTGGCTCGGCACGAGCATCGAGGACATGCGGGTCGCTGATCGGGCCGATTGGCTCCGGGAGATTCCTGCCGTCGTGCGGTTCGTCAGCTACGAGCCGGCTCTTGGTCCACTCAACGCGCTGGACCTTGACGGAATCGACTGGGTGATCCAGGGCGGCGAGAGCGGGCCAGGATACCGGATGATGGACCTGGATTGGGCGCGGGGGATGCGCGACCGATGCCGCGCCGCCGGCGTTGCCTACTTTTTTAAGCAGTCCGCTGCGTGGCGGACTGAACTGGGAATCGAATTGGATGGCGAGATCGTCCGCGAGTACCCGACTCCGCGGGCGGTAGTACACGCATAAGTAGCTCGTGCCGACATTAGACGACATCCGCAAGGCGAAACGCGAGCTGGACCGCAAGGTCCGCGAGGCCGAGCGGCTGGCCGGCGTCAAGACGTCCTACCGCGACCGGCAATCCGACATCCTGACGGCCAAGCGGCGGGCCGAGCGGATCGTCATGGTCCCGGCCTGTGCGGACCCCGAGCGCCGGGCGCGACTGGAGGCCGACGACATCGCTTGGCTGATGTGGTACTTTGCGCCGGAGAGCGGCTGCGAGACGCCGTTCACTTACGATTTCACGTTTCAGCAGCGGGAGATGATCGCGGCGATTCGCCATGCCATCGAGTACGGCGGCGACCAGTCGCTGGCCGCGTCACGCGGCGAAGGCAAAACCACGCTCTTCGAGCGGATGCTGCTCAAGTACACGCTCACGGGCCGGATCAAGTTCTCCGTGCTGCTCCAGGCAACCGGGGCCGCAGCGGCCGATTCCCTGGAGGCGATCAAGTGGGAGTGCGAAACAAACGACCGGCTACACGCGGACTATCCCGAGGTGTGCGTGCCGGTCCGGGCGCTGGAAAACACGCCGCAGCGGGCACACACGCAGCTTGCCAGCGGTAATCGACCGGACAACGGGCAAGCCTTCGAGGCGGCGACAACAAAGTTCTTATGGTGTGGGCAGGAGATTACCTTTCCCAAGGTTCCCGGCTCGCTGTCAGCCGGGGCCATTATCGCAACGCGCGGCCTCGATTCCGCGATTCGCGGGATCAAGAAGCGTGGCCGGCGGCCGGACGTGGTCGGCATTGACGATCCCGACACGGAGGAAACGGCCCGCAGCCAGGAGCAGTCCCAAAAGCTTGAAGACCGCATCGACAGAACCATCGCGGCGCTAGGCGGCCAGAAACGGCGGGTGGCTCGCGTGATGCTGACGACGCTCCAGAATCGCACCTGTGTCAGCTATCGGTTCACGGATTCGCAGGCCAAGCCGTCGTGGCATCCGCGGCGGTTCAAGTTTCTCGTTCGCCGGCCGGACCGGATGGACTTGTGGGGCCGGTACGTGGAGCTGCGGAAGGAGGACTGGCGGAACGTGAGCGCGGGTGTGCCAACGGCTGCGGCCCACGAGTTCTACGTGCTGCACCGAGAGGAAATGGACGCCGGCGCCGAGGTCGCCAATCCGAACCGCTACACGCAGGGCGAGCTATCGGCGCTCCAGTTCTACTTCGACGAGGTTGCGCGGATCGGCCAAGAGGCAGTCGCCACCGAGTACGATAACGACCCGCCGGACGTGGTGGAGTTGTCGGAGATGCTCTCGGCCTCCCAAATCGCCGCCAAGCTCAACGGATATCCGCGCGGCCTGGTCCCGAGCGACGCCACACACGTCACGGCATTCATCGACGTTCAGCAGCGGTTGCTGTACTACGCGGTGTGCGCGTGGCGGCAGGACTTCACGGGCTACGTGATCGAGTACGGCGCCTGGCCGAAACAGGACCGCAGCTATTTCACCCTGGGTGATGCTGCGCCCGCGATTCCAGATGTCTGCCGCGGTGGGCTGGAGGCGGGAATTCACGCGGCACTGGACTCCCTAACGTCGGACATCTGCGGGCGGCCGTGGCCCGTGGACGGTGGCGGCGAGCAAAAGATCAGTCGCTGTCTGATCGACGCTAACTGGGGCCAGAGCACCAGTACGGTTTACGCGTTCGTGCGGCAGTCGCTGCATGCCGCAGTGTTGCTTCCGACGCATGGCCGCGGCGTCAGGGCCTCGCAATCGCCGATCATGCTGTGGCAGAAAAAGCAGGGCGAGCAAGTCGGACTGAATTGGCGGGTGCGGCGCACCACCGAGAGCCGAGCTCCGGTGCGGCATGGAATTTACGATACGAATTTCTGGAAGAGCTTTCTGCATCAACGGCTCTACGTGCCGCTGGGTGGTTCGGGCTGCCTGTCGCTGTTCAAGGCGGAGCCTGCGGCGCATCGCATGCTGGCCGATCACCTGCATGCAGAGTACCCAGTTTCTGTCGAAAGCCTCGGTCGCAAGGTCAGCGAGTGGCAGGTACGGCCGAATCACCCGGATAACCACTGGTTCGACTGCCTGGTGGGCTGCGCCGTGGCGGCTTCTATCGAGGGTTGTTCCCTGAAAGAGTCCGCCGAGGTCCGCGAGCCGCGGCGGGAACGCAAGACGCTGGCGGAAATGGCGGCACAAGCGAGGGCTGGTCGATGAGCGGCAAGGAGGCCAAGACGTTGGCCGAGCTGGCGGCGATTGCCGCGGGCCGGCAGCCGCAGCAGATCGCGGGCAAGCCGGCGGACGTTTGTCCCTACTGCGGCTGCGCGATGTTCGCCCACGGCACGCGGCAGGGCGAGCAGATGACGTTCCGCTACGTCCATTGCCGGAATCCGCAGTGCGGCCGGCGGTTCATGTCGAAGCAACCTCCGGCCACGCTGGTGCGTGAAATCTCCGAACTACCGTCCAGTTCTGGACAGTCCGCCTTACAGGTGTTCCGCGGGTCCGCCTAACGTGCGGGCATGCCCGACGCGGACGACATTGCGGACGCCATTGCGGACGCCGCCACCACGCCCAAAAGCGCGACGGTCGACGGCAATAACGTCACTGCGCGCAGCGTGGACGAACTGGCGCAGGCTCAGGCGCTCGCCTCGCAGCGGGCACTCACCAGCGTGGCCCAGTTGTTCGGCCACCGCACGCGGCTCGTGGCGGGGCCGCGGCAATGAGCAAGTCCCGCCCGGCCATCCTCGACTCCAGCGGCAAGCCGTTTCCGGCTGCGAGTCGCCGCCGCGAGATGGCCGACATGGGCCGCGGCCGTCGCCCGCGAATCCGCGGCAGCTACGACGCCGCGCAGGACCTGCAAGACACCTCGAATCACTGGGCTAGTGCAGACAGCCACGACGCCGACTCGGCGAACAGCCGCGCGGTCCGCGCGAAGCTGGTCCCCCGCGCTCGCTACGAAATCCAGAACAACGGATACAGCGACGGCATCGCCACGACCTATGCCGACGACCTGGTGGGGATCGGCCCGCAACTGCGGATGCAGACCAGTTCGGACGCCTTCAATCGCCTGGTCGAGCAGCAATGGTTCCTGTGGACCAAGGCCGTGCAGTTCCGCCGCAAGCTGTGGTGCGCGGCGCACGCGAAGCATAGCGACGGCGAGTCCATCGGCGTGATCCGCCGCAACCCCGGCGTCACGCATCCCGTGCCGCTGGACTGGTGCCTCTACGAAACGGAGCAGTGTCAGACGCCGTTCCTGCCGTTCGGCGAGCGTGGCTACATCGACGGGATCAAGTTCGACCAGTTCGGCAACGCCGTCTGGTACGACATCCTCGAAGAACACCCCGGCAGTAACCACCGGGCCAACTACAACCTCACGCCCGAGCGCGTGCCGGCCGAGTTCGTGACGCATTGGTTCAAGCTGCGGCGCCCCGGACAGCACCGCGGCATCCCCGAGACGACGAGCACGCTCAATCTTGGCGCGGCCTCCCGTCGCTGGCGTGAATCGACGCTCGCGCACGCGGAGATGATCGCCAAGCTGACGGTCCTGCTCAAGTCGCTGATGGAGCCGGCGGCAGAGGACGCCGACCCCGTGACGGCGATGAGCCAGTTGGAGTTGTTGGCCGGCACGATGATCGCGTTGCCGAACACGGTAGAGCCCGTGCAACTGGACGCGAAGCAGCCGGCGGCCACCTACTCGATGTTCCACAAGGCGCTGGTGAACGAGCAGGCCCGGCCGAAGTCGATGCCCTACAACAAGGCCGCTTGCGACAGCAGCGAATACAACTACGCCTCCGGCCGGCTCGACCACCAGACCTACAACAAGACGCTGGACGTCGAGCGGGCCGACTGCGACGAGTTGGTGTTGGACAAGGTGTTCGCGCAGTGGTTCATGTTCGCGGTCCGCCGCTTCCAGTGGCTGGGCGGTGAGCCTACTTCACTGGCCAACGTGATGCGGCTGCACGCCTGGGATTGGCCCAAGCATGGCGTGGTGGACATCGAGGCCGAGGCCAACGCGAACCAGACCAAATTGCAAAGCGGGCAGGTGTTCCTGCACGCGATCTACACCGACGCGGGGCAGGACTTCGAGGATGAGCTGGAGAAGGCCGCCATCAGCTACGGCGTCACGCCGGACGTGCTGCGCAAGCGGTTGCTGGATGTGATCCTCCCGCCCGTGCAACAGGCCGCGCCGCCGCCTGCGCCGAAGTCGCCGACCAACGGCGATGCGGCGGTGGACGGGTTCGCCGCGACGCTGCGCTGCAACGGACACGCCAACGGAGTGCATGTCAATGGCGGCTAAAAAGCAACAGCTGATTGCGATGTCGGCGCCGTGCTCCGTGGTCGCCGCCGAGGGCGACGGCAAGGGGCCGCGGCGATTTACCGCCGAGTTCTACACGGGCGGCCTCCTGCGACTCGACGGCTGGGATTTGCCGGTCGTGGTGGACCTGGACGGGCTCAAGGAGAGCAACGTCCTGGTGGCCAACCTGGACCACGACCGGACAAAGCGGGTCGGCAATTTCGCGGTGGCGAACGACAAGCGGCGGCTGGTGGCCAGCGGCACGGCGACGGCGCGGACCGCGGCCCGCGATGAGGTCGTGGGGAGCGCCGAAGACGGCTACCAGTGGCAGGCCAGCCTGGAAGTCCAGCCGGAGAAGGTTGAGGCCGTCAAGGCCGGCAAGACGGTCGAGGTCAACGGCCAATCTTTCACGGGGCCGCTGTACGTGGCCCGCGTCGGGACGCTCAAGGGACTGGCGTTCGTCTCGCACGGTGCGGACGACAACACGACCGTTTCGATTGCGGCCGCGGCCGCTTCTTACAAGGGACAAAAGATGGACCCGAAGATTCAGGCGTGGGCCGAAGAAATGGGCGTGGACGTGGCCAACGCTTCGCCCGAACAACTCGCCAACATCGAGGCCAACTACGCCGGCCGCAACGGCTCGAAGCCTGCCGCGGCCAAGCCGTCCAATCCTTTCGAGGCCCGCAAGATCGAGGCCAAGCGACGGCAGGGTATCCGCGACGTCGCGGATAAGTGGCTCGATGGCCGCGAAAACGATCTGGAGTTTATCCAGGGAATAGAGAAGCTCTGCGATCACGCCGTCGAGGCCGGAATGAGCGTCTCGGACTTCCGCGCGGAGTTGCTAGAAGCGATGGTTCCGGAGAGCCGGACCGTGCCGGCCCCCCGCGTCCGCAACAACGGCCTGACGCCGCGGCTGCTGGAGGCGGCGCTGTGCCAGACGGGCCGGCTGGCCGACCTGGAAAAGCACTTCACCGACCAGGAATTACAGGCTGCGCACACCCGCTTCCGCGACGGGCTGAGCCTGAATCAGTTCCTGCTGTTGACCGCCGAGGCCAACGGCTACCGCGGCGACTCCGCGTCCCGCGTGACGATCGAGGTGCAGCGGGCCGCGTTCGGCCTGACGCCGAACTACCGCGCGATCCACGCGGCCGGCGGCGGTTTCTCGACCATCGACGTCGCCAACATCGTGGCGGCCACGGCCAACAAGTTCCTGCACGAAGGATGGATGGCGATTGACCAGACGCCGCTGCGAATCGCGGCGATCCGGCCGGTCTCCAACTTCCAGCAGGTCACGACCGTGAGCCTCACGGGCGCCCTCCAGTTCGAGAAGCTGGGCGCGGCCGGCGAGATCAAGCACGGCACGCTCGACGACATGACCTACACGAACCAGGCCGACACTTACGCGGCGATGCTCGCCATCACGCGCAAGGACATCATCAACGACAACCTGGGCGCGTTGACCGCCGTGCCGCGGCGGCTGGGTCGCGGCGGTGCGCTCAAGCTGAATGACATCTTCTGGACCGAGTTCCTCGGTCTGGTGTCGGCCAGTTTCTTCGCCTCGGGCAACAGCAACATCAACACGGGCGTGGCGGACATGACGCTCGGAGGCCTGGCGGCCACCGAGACGATCTTCATGGAACAGACGGACCCGGACGGGAAGCCTCTGGGCATCTCGCCCGCGATCATCCTGGTGCCGCCGGCCCTGAAGGCCACGGCCGTGGCCTTGATGGATCCGCAGGGCCTGTTGATTACCGGGGCCTCGGCGACGATCCCCAACGCCAACGTGTTCCGCGGGCGGTTCCGCGTGGAGTCCTCGCCGTACATCAGCAACAGCAGCTACACCGGCTACACCTCGGTGGGCTGGTGGATGCTGGCCGATCCCAACGACGTGCCGGTGATCGAGATCGCGGCGCTCAATGGCCGCGTGGAGCCGGTGGTGGAAACGGCGGACGCCGACTTCAACGTGCTGGGCGTGCAGATGCGCGGGTACAGCGACATCGGCGTGAACGAGCAAGAGTACCGCGGCGGCGTGTACGCCGACGGCGGCGCGTCCTAACGGAGCGAACGAATGAAAGTGCGGTTTCGCGTGAATCTCGGCAGCAGCGACGGCGCGGCGTTGCGACTGGACAACTGGCAGGACTGCCGCGTGGGTGCGGAGGTAGATCTGCCCGACGCGGCGGCCGGCGTGCTGGTAGCTCGCGGCGTAGCGGAGCCGGTCGCAGTCGATGTGCGCGGCGTGGCGAAACAGCCCGAGTTGACGGCCCCGGCTCCGGCGGCCGAAGCGAATCTACCCGCCAAGGCCAAGGCCAAGGCATAACCAGCGAGGAACTCGACCATGCCGGAAGCAACCTACCGTCAGCCGGGATTGTTGATCGACTACACGCCGCTGGCCGCGGTGGTCGCGGGGCAGGTGCTGCAACTCCCAGACGGTCGCGCGGCCTTTGCCCCGACGGCGATTGCCGCGGGCGCCCTGGGAGCCGTGCAAGTCGAGGGCGTCTGCACGCTCACGAAGACGACCTCGATGGTCGTATTGCAGGGCTCGCGGATTTTCTGGGACCACTCGGCCAACGCCGCCCACCTGCTGCACCGCAACGACAAGGATTTCTTTGTTGGCACGGCGCTGGAGGATGCGACGAGCGCCGGGACCACAGTCAAGGTGGCCCTGAACGTCAAGCCGGTCTTCACCGTGGGCCTCGACAGCGGCTGGGTCGGCGTGCAGGTGCAGACGGCCGGCTTTGTCGCCGCGGCTGGCAGCGGCGAGGGTGTGAACCTCCGCTTCTCCGCGACGGCCGAAGCACAGAAGGTGGACGCCCTCTCGCACCGCGGGATGGCGGTCGCGGAAATCGGCGTCGTCCATGCTCTGATTTGCGTCAACGACGGCGGCGATGCCGCGGCGCTGGACTGCAATATCGGCCTGGCGAACGGCACGCACGCGACCGACGCGGACGCGATTACCGAATCGCTCTTCTGCCACCTGGATGGCAACAGCGTGAACATCAACCTGGAGTCGGACGACGGGACCACGGAAGTGGCTGCGACCGATACCACGGTCGATTACACGGCTGGCACGCCGTTCCTGGTGCAGTTTGACCTCCGCGACCTGACCGACATCCAGGCGTACATCGACGGCGTGAACGTGCTGCCGTCCAGCGTGTTCAAGCTCAACGCCGCCACCGGCCCGCTCAAGTTCCTGGCGCACCTGGAGAAGACCTCCGATGACACGCCGGGGAACGTGACGGTCCTGTACGGCGGCGTGACCCAGTTCGAGGCCCTCAACTCCTAATGGCCGACCTACTCGCCACCGCTGCCGATTGGCTGGCCGATCAGTTGATCGAGCACGTCAGCCAGGCTGTGACCTACACGCGATACACGCGCGTCGGCAGCACGGTCACGGCGGCGAGCGTGAGCGTGTCGGCCACGATTGGCCGCAGCGAATTTGAGCAGGCCGACGGCGAGGTGCTGACCAGGTTTCGCAGCGTTGATTTCCTGATTCGCCCGGCCGATCTGGTTCTGTCCGGCAGCGAGATCACGCCGGCCCGCGGCGACAGGATCGACTGGAACGGCGCCACGTATGAGGTGATGGACGACAGCGGGCGTCCGGCGGACCGCGACGAACACGGCAAGCTGTGGAGGGTCCACACCAAACAAGTGAGTTAACCCGATGGCGGCGCGACTCGTTACGGCGGCCGACGCGGTGGTAACCCGGATCAACGATGGGAGCCCTTACACGATCGGGGCCGTGGCGGCCACGCGGAAGTACGTGCCGCGTTACGAGCGGACATCCGCGGGCACATTGCAAGTCGTGGTGCTGCCGCGTGGCGATGTCCGCGACCCGGCGAGCCGCGCGGGCTGGCGGGAGGACTTTTACTGCGACGTCGGAGTTTACAAGTCCGTCACCGTAAACAATGAAGTTTCAGACGTCGACGATCTGTTGCTGCTGGTGGAGGAGTTGAAGGACCGGGTGCAATTCCAGACCTACGGCGATAACACCTGGCTCAGGACTGAGGGCGTGCCGGCGGACGACCCGGCCTGGCACGACGCGGATTTGAAAGACCTGCACGTACTCCTGGTGACATTCCGGCTCGTGCTGCGAGCCTTCCGCCGATAACCGATGAGGGGTGAAGCATGGCAGCTTCCAGCGTAGTCGGCCGCAGCGCGAAGCTCTATTACAACAGCGCCACGCACGCGACGCCGACGTGGGTGCTGATCGACCAGGCCATCGATGTCAGCGTACCCATGAGCAAGGGTAAGGCGGACGTGAGTTGCCGGGCCAGCTCGTACCGCAAGTACGGCGCGGGCCTCAAGGAAATCCGCCTGGAGTTCGGCTACCTGCACCAGAACGGCGCAGACACCGTGTTCGACGCCCTGCTGGCGAGTTATATCAGCGACACGCCGATTCAGCTGGCGGCGATGGACGTGGCGATTGCCACGAGCGGCGCGCAGGGTTTGCGGGCTTACTTCTTCGCCGCCGACATGAGCCAGGGGCAGGAGATGGAGGACGGCGTAAAATTCAACTTCGTGTTCGAGCACGCGCGGTTCATCGAGAGTTCCGCCGTGATTGACCCGAGCTGGTACGAGGTGGCGTGATGGCGGTCAAGGATGTCAAGGAGGCCCGCGCCCGGATCGAGGAGGCGCTGGCGGACGTGCCGGTGGGGAGCGCCCGGCCGGTGGAGGTGCTGGCCGCGGACGTGGCGGCGGTGTGCGGCGCGCTGTCCGACGCGGTGGCCACGGCCCTGTACGGTGGGGCCGTCGCGGTCCTATCACCGCTGGTGCGCGAGGTGTGCGTCCAAGAGGACCAACTGCGGCACGTGCTGCGATTGTCTGCCGCGCCGAAGCCGGCGGAGGGGCCACGTGCTGACGTTTAAGGACGCCACGGGACACGAATGGACGCTGGCGATTACCTTCGGCTCGCTCAAGCGTGTCCGCGACCTGGCGGGCCTCGACCTGTTGGGCGCGGACCTGTCGAAGGCCCCCGGCCTGGCCGGCGACCCGTTCACTTTCTTCGCCTGCCTGTATGCGGCGATCAAGCCCGCGTGCGACGCGGACGGCCTGAGCAGCGAGGATTTCTCCGACCGATTGGACGGCGCGGCTTATCGCGCGGCGGTCGAAGCCTGGACGGAGGAACTGACGCGTTTTTTCCGCGAGGCCGGTCAACCGGCCGTGGCCGCGGCGCTGGCGAAGGGGCTGGCGGTGTCCGGCCTGGCGCAGGCCCGCGCGGAAGCGGAGCTGTCGGACCCGGCGACCGACGCGGCGATCGCGGCGCAACTGGACCAGGCGGCGGAGACGTTCCGCAGCCGGCTGAACGGGACGACTCCGGCGGCAGCGTAGAGCAGCAGGATCCCTGGGAGCGGGTCTACGAACTGGCCGGTTCGGTCGGCGTGGACCCCGACCCGCTGACGCTGGCCGAATTGCTGGCGATGGCCCGCGGGGCGTGGGACCAGAACGCCACGCTGTGCGCCGTACTGGCCAACTGCCACCGGGGCAAGGGGCAGCGGGCGTACGCCATGCAGGACTTCCACCCGTTCCGCCGCGGAGAGGGGGGCGGGTCGGCGGGCATTCGCCTCACGCCGGCCACCATCGGCGTGCTCAAGGCGTGCCTCTCGGACAAACAGCTGGCCGAGTTGGAGAAGCGGCGACGGCAGAAAGCGCAGGCCGCCAATGGTTAGCCGTGGCTTCACCGTTTCGATGCGACTCAAGGATGTCTTTTTCGACCGGCCGGCGGTTCGCAACGCGCTCAAGGCCCCCACGAAGAAGGCGCTCAGCAAGGCGGGCGCGTTCATCCAGCGGCGGGCTCGCAGCAGCATGCGGCGGAAGAGCGCTGCCATTCGCCGCAAGGGCAAGATCGTCGGGTTCCGTGAGCGGACACCCAGCCCCGCGGGCTCGCCCCCCTTCGCCTGGAGCCGCGACAAATTCGCCACGTTGAAAAACATCCTCTTCGGCTACGACGAGAACCGCGAGAGCGTGATCGTGGGTCCGGTCGGGTTCGGCCGCAAGGAGGTTCCGGCCCTGCATGAGTTCGGCGGCACGGCCAAGCGGACCCGGATCAAGTTCCGCCGCCGCGGCGGGCGCAACGTGCCGATCAAGGAGCACTACACGGCCCGCTATCCAGCCCGGCCGTTTATGGGTCCGGCCCTGGCGGCCGAGGCCCCGAAGCTGCCGCCGTTGTTCCGCGGCGTACTGGGGAGGGGTGGCTGATGGCGCTGGGCGACATCAAGGCCGGGCGGGCGTTCGTCGAGCTGTTCGCAAAGGACAACCTCGACCCGGGCCTCAAGTCCGCGCTGGCCAAGCTGCGCTCTTTCGGCACGGCGTTGCAAGGCGCGGGCGCCACGCTGTTCGGAATCGGGGCCGGCATCACGGCGGCCCTGGGGGGGGCGGTGGCCGTGTTCGCCTCGACCGGCGATGCCATCGACGAGATGAGCCAGCGGACCGGGTTCTCCGCGGAGGCGCTATCCGAGCTGGGCCACGCCGCGGCCCTCTCGGGCGGGAGCATGGAGGACTTGGAGATCGCGATCAAGCAGATGCAAAAGCAGATCGGCAACGCGAGCAAGGGGAGCGAGCAGGCGACCAAGACGCTGGCGGCACTGGGCGTGCCGATTGAACAGCTTGCCGGCCTCGAGCCGGAAAAGCAGTTCGCCCTGATCGCCGACGGGATCGCGGCCATCGAAGACCCGACGTTGCGGGCGGCGGCCGCGCTCTCCGTGTTCGGCAGAAGCGGCATGAAGATGCTGCCGCTGATCGGCGGCGGGGCGGCGGGACTGGCCCAGTTGCGGCAGCAGGCCGCCGCGGCCGGGGCCACGATCTCCACGACCAGCGCCCAGCAGGCGGGCCGCCTGTCCGACGCCCTGGACAGCCTGCGGGGCACGCTCAAGCAGATCACGTTCGCAATTGGCGAGGCCCTTGTGAAGCCCGCGCAGGCCGCGGTGGACTGGCTGCGGAATGCTGCCGTCGCGGTGCTCGCGTTCGCCAAGGCGAATGCCGGCCTGGTGCAGATCGTGGCCGTGGGGGCGCTGGCTCTGGCCGGCCTGGGGGCGGCGCTCTTCGCGGCCGGGACCGCGGCCATCCTGATTAACAGCGTGATTACCCTGGGGGCCACGCTGTTCGCCGCCTTTATGGCCACGATTGCGGCCCTGCCCGCGATCCTGGCGTTTGCCGCGGCCAACTTCGGTCTGATCGCCGCTGCGGTGGGGGCGGCCACGGCCGGCCTTGCGATTCTGATCGCCTACGTCGATCAACTCTGGGAGGCCCTGAAAAACGCCAGCGACGCGATCATCGCCGGCGACTGGTCGCTGGCCCTCCAGACGTTCGCGGCCACACTGAAACTCGGCTTCATGCGGGCGATCGCGCCGCTCGAAGCGCTCTGGCTCGGCTTCCGGGAAGTGGTGCTGAACATCCTGGACGAGATTGCGGTGGCCGCCGCCAACAACGCGGCGGCCATTCCGCTGCTGGGCAAGTTGGTGCCCGGCGACGAGGCGAGCCGCAACGCGGCCCTTGCCCAGCGGCAGGAGGCGCGGCGCAACCGCACGGGCGACGACCTGGCGGCCATCGAGAAAAACCTGCGCGACGAGGAAAAGGCGCTCGCGGAACTGATGCGGCAGGGGGCCGAGGCGCGGGCCGAAGCGGAGGAAGGATTCCGCAAGAAATTCGAGGGCATCGCGACCGAGCCGAAACCCGGCTTGCAACCCGGCGCGGCCGGCCTGGCCGCCTTCGGCGTCGGGGCGTTTTCCAGTTTCGCGGCGGGGCTGCTGGGTCGGCAGGGCGGGCAGCAGACGCTGCTGGAGCAACTCACGAAGGAGGTGGCGGACGCGGCCGAGGAGGAGGTCGCGATTCTGCGGCGGATCGAAACCAACGGGGCGGTGTTGGTGTAGCCGATGACGACGATTTACGAGAAATACGCCGAGCGGTCTGGTGAGGCGCAGGAAGAGGCCTCGCGGCAGGAGCTGGTGTACATCGTCACGGACACGGACAGCGACCTGGCGGTATACCAGGCGGCCTTGGCCCACAGCCCGTTCCAGCGGGTGGACCCTGTCAGCACGAGTTTGCTCGACCGAGACAGCGTGCAGGTCCGCCAGGTCGAGGGCGAAATCTGGGAGGCCACCGTCCGCTACGTCCACCCGGGCAAAAAGAAAAAGCCGGAGCCGGAGACGGGCGAGATCACAATCGAGTGGTCCACCACCGGCGGGACGGGGCACGTCAAGCAGAGCAAGCGGACGATCCAGAAAAAGGCCGGGCCGGCGCTCGACTCGATCACGCCCGATTTCCGGCAGGCGATCAACGTGCGGACGGACGGCAGCGGGCGTGTCGACGTCGATGGCACGGACATCGTGATCCCGCAACTCAATTTCTCCATCACCAAGTACCAGCCCGCCGACTTCGTGGACCTGGCGTACGTCAAGAAAATCGCCCAGGCCACCGGCAAGATGAACGGGGACGATTTTTACGGCTTCGCGCCGGGTGAACTCTTGTTCCTGGGCGGGAGCGGGTCGCAGCGGAACCGCGGCGATTGGCAGGTGCGGTACGAGTTCGCCTACAGCGAGAATCTTTCCAGCGTGCCGATCGCGCCGATGGAGGGCCTGGTCCTGTCGCAGAAAAAGGGCTGGGACTACGCCTGGGTGTATTACCTGCCGGCGAGCGACGACGACGCCAAGGTGCTGATCGCCAAGCCGGCCGCGGCGTTCATCGAGCGGATTTACGACGAGGCGCAGTTTAGCGAGTTGGGAATTTAGCCGCGGGACTTGTCCCGCGCGGGAGCGCATCGCATGGCCAACGTGTATTGGATCGCGACGACCGCCGGCAGTTGGGCCACGGCCGCCAACTGGTCGGGCGGAGCGGTCCCGGTCAACGGCGACAACGTACGGCTGCCGGCCGGCACGGCCAGCATCAACGCGGGCCTCGACCAGTCTGCCGTGACGCTCGCGAATTTCATCATCGACGAAGGCTACGCCGGCGCCATCGGCACGCCGCTGGATTCGGGCACGCTGGCGTATCTGCAAATCGGCTGCACGCGGTTCGAGTTCGCCGGCACGGGCGAGAGTCTGATCAATCTGGGCAGCAGCAACATCCCCGTGCAAATCTTCGACACCGCGATTCCCGAGACGGGGGAATTCGGCCTGCTGCTCAAGGGCAGCAACTTGACGGTCGCGGATATCGAGGGCGGGTACGTCGGCTTCGCCACGATCCACGGCGAGACGGCGACGATCGCCACGCTGCGGGTCAAGGGCGCGGCGGCCCGCGTCTGGGCCGGCTCCGGCTGCACGCTCACCACCGTGGAGAACTACGCCGGCGAACTGGAGCTGCGGGCGGCCTGCACCACGTTGTCGCACTTCAAGGGCCGCACGCGGACCAGCGAGGTAGGCGCCATCACCACGCTCAACGTGTGGGGCGGCACGATGCTGCCGGAGAGCACGGGCACGATTACCACGGCCAACCTGTACGGCGGCACGACCAACTTTACCGGTAGCGGCGAGGCCCGCACCGTGACCACGCTCAAGCAGAACGTGGGCAGCACGCTGCTGTACGATCCGAACGTGCTGACGATCACGACCCGCGCGGCCCCGGAGTTCACCGTGCCCATCAAGCTCGTGGCCACGCCAGCATAGGTAGGCCGCCGCGATGGGACTTAAACAAGCCGGCCCCGATGACCGCGTCATCCTCTCCGGCCGCACCTGGAACACGGTGGCTGGAGCGGTGGACTACGTCCGCGGCCGGATGGCCGGTGTCGGGGGCGGCGGCCTGGGCGGGGCCGGCGACCACGGCATCATCCTGATCCGCAACGACGGCGAGGACGACGTCCCGCGGTTCGGGGTGCTGGGCCTGGACGCGCCGCTGATCCTGCCGGACGACAATCTCTTGAGCTTCCAGGCGGCGATTGCCTTTGGCGGCAGCACGCCGGAGAGCGGCACGCACGATGGCAAGTTTGCGATCGTCCTGGAGCCCTGCCCGGCGGGCCGCGTGGCCCACGCGCTGTTGAGCGGCGTGACGCCGGCGCTGGTGAACTTCGCCACCGACAGCGACACGCACGCGGACATCCGCGACGGCAACGTGGAGACGCTGGCCGGCGGGGGCGGGGCGGCGCAGGTGCTGTGGAAGCCCAGCGGCACGGGCGAATTGTGGGCGCTGATGCGGCTGGGTCAGAGCACGACGCTGGTCAAGGAGGGCACGCTCGATAGCGATCTGGTGTACGGCGGCACGGCGCAAATGTCGGTCCACACGGGTGCGGCGGGCAGCGAGGTGGACAGCGGCGAGGGCGTACTGGTGAGCGACAGCCACCTGTGTCCGGACGAGAGCCACGCGGCCGGCACGTGGGTCACGGTGGCCCTGATCGCCGGCCACTGGAAGGTGATCGCGGCGCAGTGCCCGTGCAACGAGGCGGGGAGTTAGCCGCAGTGGCCCACAAATACTCCCAGTACAACTGCCGCCGAAACTGCACGCCCTGCGCGCCGGCCTGCGGCTGCGGCGAGTCCGCCACCAACTGGTCGGTCGCCCTCCCCTGGGGCCTGACGCTCACCCTCTCCTTCACCGGCTACAGCACGGACCCCGAGGGCTGCGAGTGGATTTCTACCCCCATCACTTACTCGTGCAACGGGAGCACGTACACCGACGGCGAGATCAAGCTCAACTTCACGGTGCAGGCGGACGGCGAGGTGCGGGTCCGCCTGCACATCTACCGCCGCATCGACCCGGAGACCACCGCCGGCCCGAACCGCATCTGGGCCCTGGATTTTCCCGGCCGGTTCGACTGCGGCGTGGGCTACACCCTCGAAGAACAATCCGCCGGCTGCGACCTGGTGGGCGACGCCACGATCAGTCCCACCGGCACGTGCTGCAAGTGCAGCTGCGGCGAGGGCTCCAGCAGCACGGCGGCGTGCCTGGTCCACTGCCGCGACCTGTACCACCCGCAGGCCTTGCAGCTGGACTTCTCCGGGTTCGTGGCGGGCAGCTGCCCCGGGGGGCTCTCTACGCCGGCGTGCGACGGCACCGTGTTAAACGGGACGTGGATTCTACCGTTCGATCACGAGCGCCTAGAGTCGCCGTGCGCCGAGGCCCTCCAGGGCTGCTGCATCTACGGCTACTACAGCCCGATCAGCGACGAGATCCCCCGCCTGGAGGCATGCGTCCAGGTGTACCCGGGCGGCGGCACTCTGTGGTGGCGGAAGATTCTCCTCTCCAGCAACTTCTTCGACCCCTACGGCTGCATCGACGCCTGGTATCTGGACCCGATCATCGCCACTCCCACCTCCGCCGGGATCGCCTGCGGGCCGTTCGACGTTCCTCTGTCGCATCCCTATTGCTTCGGCGCGTGCACCGGAGGCGGCACGACCATCCGCTGCCGCAGCCTACCATGAACGAACACGAGCGCAGAGACCTCACGCAGAGCGGCAGAGCGCGCGGACGGAGGAGAGGAGCCGCGGATTTACGCGGATCGCCGCGGATGGCAGAGATGGAGTACCGCGGCCCGCCGCCCTTCCGATCCGCGTTTCTCCGCGACAATCCGCGGCCGCTCTTTTCTGCTCCGCTCCTCCGCGGCCCCGCGTGAAACTCCGCCTCCGCTACTCGTCACATAACTCGTTACAGCACTCGTTACAGAGCCCATGCCCTGCGAACCGCGTTTCGAGCCCGTCAGCGATACGCACCTGGCGTGCGTCTGCTGCGGCCTGACGATCCACCGCGACGTGCCGGACCCGGGCCGGATCGGGCACCCCTGCCTGGCCGCGCCGCGGCCGGCCCAGGCCGTCGTGCCGCCGCAGGGGGGCAAGTGCTGTGGGGGAAAGGGGCGAGGGACGAGGGACGAGGGGCAAGGGGCGGTTGCGCCGCCGAGTCGCCCCCTCGCCCCTAGCCCCTTGCCCCCGGCCCCTTCCGCCGAGCCGGAACTGCCGGGCCTGCTGACGATGGCCGGCAACCTGGCGGGCACGCTGGCCCGGAGCGCCGTGGCGGCCGCGGCCGGCGGCAAGGTTTTTCTCTCGGCCGAGCAAGCTGCCGCCCGCGTGGCCATGTGCGAGACGTGCGACCGGTTCCGCGCGCGCGACCGCCGCTGCGCCGCCTGCGGCTGCTACGTGGACGAGGCTGCCAAGTACGCCGAGA